CACTGATATTTGCATGAGCTTATTCGCTTCCCCGTTCGTTAGGCTGAATATACTATACAGTCGGCCCAGGCTCCCAATTAAATCTTCAAATACTGGTATAATGTCGCCGACGCCTTCCATGACGCCTTTAAAAAACGCTACCGACACCGCAGCGGTATCAGCAAACATTTTACCGAGTGTATCAAATACCGGCTTTAGTAATATCAATAAAAATTGACATATCGCCGTTATCTTGAACATTATGATATTTGCAATGTCCGTAAAGCTCCGCGTAACCTTTCCGAATATCGCCTCAAAGCGGTTTATAAAGCTCTGTACAAAAGTTTTCCCCAATTCAATTAACATCTTAACAATATTCATTACGACGCGGAAAGCGTTAGCAATATGAACGCCCCACTGTACAAATAATTTACGATGGTCTCGCGTCCAATCAAGAATTTTCTGCAACATTGGAATCAATAATTTACGCAGCGGCCAGAGCAGATTACGCATGAAGATGTCCCCCGCAAGCTGGAATGTCCGCCCGACCTCCGGCAAAAATGTAAGCGCTTTTCGGATGGACAGGAACCCGGCGGCAAATACGGCAACCTTGCCTATCATTCCGTTTATCGCCTTTTCAAATCCCGAGCTTGTAGCTCTGGCGACGCCGTGGACTTTTCCTTCAAGGTTCGTAAATCCCTGACCGACTTTTTTAATGCCGTTTTCAAATGGCCGGGTGTCAAATGTCAATACTACATCGTCCATTATTTCATCGCCTTTAAGGTTTCATCCTGTATTCTTGCGGCCTCTTTTAGTACAATCTCATAATCGTCAAAGTACAAATTTTTTATATCGCTTAAACAAAAACCGCCGCTTGTTTCACGGCAGATTAAAAACGCCTCTTTGAGCATGACCTCCCACGAAAAGTCAATCGCCTCCAAGTCATACGCTATCGGCTGCTCTCTTCTCTCGGCTATGAGAGGAGAGCGGAAACGAAAAAACCGGCAGTATTGATGTCAGTCTCCCATTCCTTCCCGCAAGAATTGCAGATTTTTTTTATCTTCTGCTGTAACCCGTATTGATTTACAATTTGATTGAGCTTGCCCAGGTCTTCTTTTACGTTTTTGATGTTTTCAAAAATCATCATGCCGACAACCGACTTCCATTTATTATCAACCGGTATATCGTTTACCGCCGTCATCGCCTCGACGTAAATCGCAAATTGCATCCTGACTATATCCTGCCGATTGACTTTTCTTCCCGCAACAATGCAATCCGTCAATGTCGGCCAGCGCATTGTAATCGATTCGATTTTTTCCTTTATTTCCCCGGTCTGCTTATTTTTGATTATTACCGGGTCGGTCAATTGGATTGTAATAAACTCTGTGGGGTTTTCCATAACAAGCGTCGGTAAATTGCTGATATAGTCCCGCGTGTCAATCTCGACCTCGCCGTCTTTGATGTATTCTGCTTTTATCTTATTTCCGCACCGCGGGCAGGGATAAAAACCTTCAACGGCGTCCATATCGGGGTCATAAAGCAGCATAATCCGCGTTGCCAGGTATTCAGCGGTCTTATAAGGCATTATCGCCACTTTATTATTTATCGCGGCCTTGTCGGATATTATCTCATCATCTTTTAACAGCGACGTCACACAGCCCGCAACGAATATCTTTAACGCTGAATAAACATCCGAGCTGTCCGCCGCTTTTTTCGCGTCGGCAATTACGGCACCACGCGGCTTTTCGATTTCAACGTCCGTATAAATTCCGTCTTTTGAAAAAACAGGAATCGGCAATCTCATTTATGCCCTCCTATTCTGCGGCCAGCGGTATGCTATCCCACGGCAGCACGACGATATTTATCTGAGCATAAGGCGGATTTGCAAGGTCAGTCTCGGGCTCCTCGTATTTGACGCACTTGCAATCCTGATGGAGCCAGCGCGAGAACTCCACGCCGTCGGCGTCTGTCAGGATTTCCGTTATCGAATGCGTCTCTTTGTTGAACTTGTAATTTCTCCAGAAGTCCAGCGTCGATGTTCCCCGCTCAATTTTATACGTCATTTCAAGGGCGGGATATTTCGTAATACCGTTTTCGATTACCCGCGTCCGCTGAAATTCGGGAACTTCAAGTGTCCCCTCTTCAAAATTCTTGACACCGAATTTGACCAGCCCCGGTATTTCGTTACCGTCGATTATGATTCTGCGTTTTAAAGCCATTGCGTGCTGTTGCATTTTTTTACTCCTTATAGTTTAATCATCATCCCAACACCGACCTCGATACTCCCCGCCGCCGCCGGTCGTGTAAAGTAAACGTAAATATTTCGATTGCCCGCGTCAATGCTCGACTGCGGATTATTCACAGCATCGGCCTGAACGATTATGTGATCCGACCACTTTGTCGGATTGCCGCTTGAATCGAATGTCCGTCCGAAGCACTCGCCTTCCGGTGAATTTCCCGTTGACCCTTTATACCATAGCGACAACATAAAATTCAGGACGGCCATTTTATCCTCTTTGATACGGTCAAAACTGTTCGGCTCATTCCGTTTCGGAGTCAGCGAGTCAACCGCCGATACCATGATATACGATTTCATAAGTCCGGCGTTCCCGAACATATATTCTATCGCCGTTGAAGGTGAATAAAAGCTGTCAATCAGGAACCCCGCGCCGTTGACAAACTGTATCAGGTTGACGCCCGCCTCGTTGATTTCCGTCCTGTCGTCATCGGAATAAACCGTTGTGCGCTCAATGCTGTTAATGCCATAAAGCGGAATTTCGTAAACAGCCGGAATCCAATGTATTCCGAGCGTTGCGATTGTTCTTATCCATGCGCCCATGACATGACCCGACGGGGGAACATACCTATCAGGCGCAAGGGAAGATGACGCGAACGGGTCAGATACGCCTACCCAATCGGCAACAATCTCGCCCGCGACCTCATCGGAGCGCTGATATTGATTTCCGTATTTAATCGTATTCGCCTTCGACTGATTTTCCGGGAAGGTGTAAATCCATTTCGGAGTGTCATAACGCCCTTTGCAGTAGACCTCCCCGGCTTTTTGGATTGTCATTGCCGATGATTCAGGGTTGCATAACATCCGAACAGGCGATGAATTAAAGGCAAGCAAATCAGCCGCCCAATGCGCGTCCGTTGCCGGGACCGTACCGTTTACGCCGCTTGCAAGATATGTCACCGTCGAGACGTCCGCCGGCCAGTTCGTACCCAACGGGCTTATTGAAGCGAGGTCGGTCGCCTTAATCCATTTTGAATTTCCGAAAACATTGTTGATATAATAATCGCTGACCGCCGCTTGGAACGTGCACCACACTTTTCCCAGATCTGCATCGACCTCCGATACGATACCGGAATTTGACTTGCGCCACACGCGGAGCCTGATACCAGGGATAGTCACAACGTCGCCGCTTACCGCATTAACTGAACCGTGGAAAGCGCCGCTGAAACTTATCTTTCCCGTGCTTTCATCGATTGTAGTAATCACCTTGTAAACGGTCGCCGTACCGCCGCCGGTTGCAACGATTTTGATTATATCGCCGACGTACATGCCCGCAACGGCGTCGCATATCACATAAGTATCGCTCGCCGCCCCGGTCGTTTTAATCGCCGTCGTGAACCTTGCGCCGTTTGTGAGCGTGTACCCTGTCCTGTTCCCCGACTCTGAATAATCCAGCTCGCCGAGATACGCAGAATCCAATTGTAAAGAATCCACCGGGTCAACGCCGTCAACGGGCGTATCGAGATTGTAAATGTATGTAGTACCGCCGCCGCCGAGCGCGTTTATTGCCGTAAGCAAGTCGCCCGAGCCGCTTGAAGCTCCTGCGGCGATAATGATTGATGAACCCGACCCCGTGGTCGCCGATTTTACTTTTATATTGCCGCTACCGTCGATTGTAACCGTCTCGGTCGAACCCGTCGCGGTCTGTAAAGATAATTGAATCGCCGCCGCAACCCCCGCCCAATCGTCAGTGACCGCAATGCTTATATCGGTCAGAGAGTATAAAGTGGTGTCAACGGTTATTTTCAGCGTATAATCGGCCTCTGTCGGTATCGCGGGCACGGTCGCGCTTGGATAGCTCCCCACACTCCCGGTATTGGATATTGTCGCATACCCAGACGTGGGCCCGGTTGCATCCGGAATAGTCGCGGTCGCCGCGACACCGTCATACGCCGACCCGGTATAGCCGACATGGGACAATGCGTACAGTTTCGCGCTCACACCGCCGAGATTATCAAAGAACCCTTTGACGGCGTCCCAAAAATAGGCAGTCGGCAAAATGTTATCGCCGAAAATGTCCCTTGCCTCATTGTAATTATGACACAACATCGGGACCTTATACCGCCTTTCAGCAAGTCCCATTATACCGCCGATATTAAAATCCGACGGCGTTACCACCAATGATTTTATCGTCGGCAGTGATTTTCCGTATACGGCCTGTTTTCTCAAATTTGTCGGCATCTTATGCCTCCTTAACTAAAAAATATTTTTTCTGGTCTTCAAAATCAGGGTGCTCAATGACCCACCGGGGAACGCGCACCCGTTCGCCGCCGTTGAAGGCAAGCGTTGTATTCCCGATATGTAGATGAAATTTTCTATTCTGCTTGAAAATGAGCGTGACCTCCGCCGATTGAACATAGGTTTTTTCTTTTGGCGAGGCTTCATATTTATTTGAATCAGTCATGTCGCCGCTAAAATATTTCTTTTTCATAATTGTCTCCTTACATCGCTCCGACCGTAGTGGTCTGAGTCGTCGTTTTATATAGCTGTTTACGTCTCCATACATCCGATCTTACGCTCATCTTTATAGGGTACTGAATTTTAGGAATAATGTCAAAACTTTCCGTCGGCTCGATTTCCGTAGCAATACCGTCAAAGTCAACGTCAAATTTCAATCCCCCACAATAAATCTTTTTCCGCGCTATAAAAGACCTTATTATCGATGAGACATAATTTAAAATATAATCGCTCCTTGCCTCCGCGTCAAGCAATAAATTAAACCGGATGAGCAAGCCCTCTTGCTTTTCCATTGCGCCGTCATCCGACCAGGTATCAAGCGTCTTTTCAATTTCCCCGGATATTGAAGCCCGCTCGGGCAGGAGTCCCCAAATGACTATACCCGGTATCAGTATTTCAAGCTGATTTCGCCGCCCGAACTCTACGGGGATATACAGATATACGTCAGCGTGCGCGTAAGCGCTCTTGATTTTCTTGCCGTCATAAAGCCCGGAAAATTTATAAATCCCCTCGGCATTGTCTTTGAGCTGATGGATTTCGCTATTTACTCCGTCATCAATTTTTATCACCGCGTTATTATCAAGATAATCGAATGACGATAAATCAATCTGGTCATCGTCAACATTTACGGCCGATTTGCTGCCGAGATAAATAGCGTCAATTTCGCGTGTGATGTAATTATTCAATCCGGATTTTAAGCCTTCAAGCAGGTCAAGCGGCAACTCTTCTTTATTTGCCACCATGTAGGACATGAACAGATAATCTTCATCGCCGTGCAG